GTCGGTGGCCTGTTCACCGCTATGGACGAGATGTACCTGAAGGTGCAGTTCAAGGCTCCGCTGACGCAGCGTCAGTACTTCGAGGAGACGAACTTCCAGCGCCAGATGATCCTCGCGTCCCGTCTCGGCGTGAACACCTACAAGCGCGCCCTCCGTGCGTCGAACGACATGCTCGTCAGCCCGCAGGACAGCGCGTACAACACCCCGACGTTCTCGGGCATCCCGGTCGAGTACTGCTCGAACCTCGATGACGCGGCGATCTTCCCTGCTGGCACTTCGTCTGTCAATGACGACTTTGCTGGCCGCAACGGTGCGACCCTTTCCACGACGGCCACGCTGTCGGAGACTGCGACCAACACCATCGACAAGGGACCGCGCTTCTGGTTCGTGAACGGCCAGTACCTCACGCCGATCTTCCACAGCACCCGCTACATGAAGAAGCACGACGTGATGCGTCACCCGAACCAGCCGTTCACTTGGGTGCAGCCCGTCGATTGCTGGTGGAACCTGTTCTGCAACAGCCGCCAGCGTCACGGCATCGTCGCCCCGGTCAAGACCACCTGATGAAGCAACGGGGGCGGGAGCGATCCCGCCCCCTCTACCACACAAGGAAGGAACACACACAATGATTTTCTCACCCAACAACGGCCCTATCGGCCTTCAGCCCGTCGGCACGAAGGTGGCGTGCATCAACCGTCAGGGCAGCGCCCTCGCGGTCGGTGACGTTGTCATCACCTCGTTCGGTCACACCGAAGTCGTCTATCCTGCGGCGGATACGGTTGCCAGTTACTCGGCTACCCCGTTCGCGTCCGTCATCAAGGCTGACGGCAACGTCAACGATCAGTCCGGTTACATCGGCGTCGTCACCAGCCTGCTTGCGAACGCAGGCGCAGACGACACCGCCGTCGAGGTGCAGTTCGGAGGCGTGGTCGCCGCAAAGGTCACAGCCACGACTGCCAACGTCATCATCGGGACGAACCTCGCTCCTGAAGATGATGCCGGAACGCTTGGCAACGCAGCCGGAGTTACGACTGTGTACCCGGCGGCGATCTCGCTCGGCAGCGTGACGGCTGGTTCGGAAGCGACGATCAACGTGCTTCTGAACAGCGCCCTCTGGTTCCAGCGCGACATGCAGTGATCTGACACAACCATTCACCACTGGCCGGGGAAACCCGGCCAGTGGAATTACCCATGCTCACCTACGGCGATCTCAAGAACCACGTCCTGCTTGCCATCGGCGGTCGTCCATCGACTGCCTCTGGGCAGACCGTCGCGGAGCGTCAGGCAGAGATCATCAACACCGCAGGGGAGCATCTGTTCACCCACCCGTGGAAGTTCCGGGAGGCGACCTCGACCGTCACGACGGTCGTGTCGCAGTCCTACGTCGCGCTTCCGTCCGACTTCGCTGAACTGACGCAGGTCTGGAAGCAGGATCAGCCTCTGTGGATCCAGTCCCCTGAGGAGGTCGAGACGGCTCGTCAGACCAACTACCCGGATCTGACGTGGCGCGCCTACGTCAAGACGGTGCTTCCGACCACGATTGCCCCGACGCAGTCGTTCCGTCTGGAGTTGTATCCGACGCCGACGAGCGCGGAGTCCCTGAAGGTGCTTTACCGAACCGGGTGGCAGTCGGTCACCAGTTCGACGGCGACCTCGGAGGTCATCTCGATTCCGAAGCACGTCGAGGCAACGCTCATCTCGTATGTCCGCGCCGTAGCGGAGGCATACGAGGACGGGCAGCAAAGCCAGCGGTTCGCGGAGATCGAGGCTGGCCCGATCTTCGGCGCGGCCAAGCAAAAGGACGGAATGGTGCAGAGCCATTTCGGTCAGGTACAGCCGAACCTGTGGCGTTCCGGAACCCGGAACGGCCCCGGCTTCATCATCCTCAACCCAGTGCAGAATCCCTCGTAAGGAACGACCATGAGCCTCATTGGACTGAATCCCACGATCACCGCTACCCGGACGCTGACTGCCCCTATGGAGGTGGCGTCTCCGTCCGACCTGACCCTTCCGTCCTCGCTGACGGTTCGCAACAACACGACGACGACTCCCGTGACCACCACGTCCGGGGCGACCGCGCGGATTGTCCTCGGAGCGCGCCTGAACTACGCCAAGATTCAGACGGCATCGAGCGCAAACGCAGGTCAGGTCGTCCTGCACGTCATCGGCTGGAACCGTGGTGACGATGGTCAGTGGCGTCCGCAGTTGCTGACGACCTGCACTGTCACCAATGGTGCTACCACGACATCGGTCAACGGCGCAAACCAGTTCCTCGGGCTGACCTACGTCAAGAACTTTGGTGACTGCAAGATCTACAACGGCAACATCGCTGCCGTGTACGGCGGGTTCATCATCGTCGATCTGTGCGGTGCGGAACTGGTCGAGATCGCCATGACCGCGTCCAGCACCCCGACCGCCAACGCCCTCATCGGGTTCATCTGATGCACGCACGCAACCGTACATGGCTGCTCGGCTCTGACCCGGTCGAGCGTTGTCGGCAGCGCACGCTCCCGGTGGAGGGCGGCGACGGCTCCACGCTCTCGCTGGACTTCACCACGGGCGTCCTCGACCCGCGCCTGACGTTCACGCGCACGACCAACGCCACCTTCATCAACTCGCAGGGGTTGGTGCAGTATGCTGGACAGAATCTCTACTTCAACACCGCATTCGGCGGCTTGAGCGGCGCGACTCCATCGCTGACTTCCTCCGGCTGGACATACGCATTCTCAACGGGATCTGCCACCTTCCACGGTGATGGCTCGGTGACGATGACTGCAAGCAGCCAGAGAATCGGCATTGCGCGATCATCAGGATTTACTGGTGCTGGGCGCAGAGTGATTGCATCGGTTGACATCCTGACGGTCGGGGACACCGGACTCACGCCATCGAACCTGCTGATTACGGGTAGTTTCACCAACAGCGCGTACTATGTGGACTCGGGGCTGTACACGGCCGGAAATGTGTTTGGCCCATGCACTCTGTCGTTCGTGTTTGATAGCCCTACGTCTGGAACTACTGGCGCGTATTTCGGCGTTGGTATGTCTAGCAACTCCACGGCAGAGGTCAAGTTTGCGAATCCGCGACTCAATCTATGGAACGGAGTCGTTCCTGCTCCATACCTAGAAAACACCAGCACGACCGCTGAGCGGCATGACCCCCGCTTCGACTACGACCCGTCCACTACGCCGCCCCAGCCTCGCGGACTGCTGATTGAGGGAAGCGCGATCAATTACATGCTTGAATCAAATAGCCTTACTGGTTATAGCAATTCTGGCATGGCAGTCGTGACGGCTGGAAGCGATAGCAACCCAACGGGAATTGCAAACTCCGCGCTACAGATTTACGCGACAGTAGGTGGAACATTCCACGGTTACTATCGAACTATTACCGCAGGGACGAACACTCAAGTTACGGTGTCGATTTGGGCAAAGGCAAGAACGTACACGCATCTATTTCTTTCCGATCTTGCTAGTGGTCGTGCTGCCGTGCGATTTAACCTTTCAACCGGAGCAACTGATAATAATTTCGGCGCTGGCTACGTCAGCGCAAAAGCAACACCGTTCCCGAATGGATGGTGGCGATGCGAGATGGTCGTGAATGTCACGGCTAGCACCGCATATGGGTGGGCATTCGTTGGAGTGCCATCCGGTGCAACGCTTGGTCAATTTGGGGCGCAGTACACAGGAACAGGAAACGCGGCGGATGGGATCTACTGCTACGGATTCCAAGTAGAAGGCGGCTCCGGCGCATCCTCGTACATCCCGACCGGGGCAAGCACGGGGAGCAGGGGACAAGACGCCATGACGATGACCGACATCTCGTCGCTGAACTTCAATCAAAGCGGCGGAACGGTGATGATGCAGATCGACGGAGGCCCACGCGACCTGAATACATTCCCGTACTTCGCGCAGTTTGAGAAGTCGCCTTCTGGTCGCGGATGGGGATTCCTGCGAATGAATATCAGTTCAACCGTTGGGCCGCGAATCTTCGGAACGGCGTTTGACAATGCTGGATCAGTCATCATCACCGCTTCAAATCACCTACGTCCAAGCGGAAAGATCAAGTTTGCGACAAGCCTAGAGCCATCTGTCGCGAGGATGACTTGGGTGATTGCCGGAGGATCTGCGCTTGTCAATACGGCGGCAGCGGGAACCCTTGCAACAATCGGATCGCTGAAGTTCAACAACACTACAGAGACTGCTGCTACTGATTTCGGATCAGTCTGGGTTTCGCAGTTCAAGTACTGGCCGACTGTGCTTCCGGAATCGCAAATGCAAGCCCTCACCACCTGACATGGACTACCTACTTCGCTCAACCACCGAATCCGACCTTGACGATGGCCTGATCGCCGCAGGGCTTGCCGAGGAACGCACCGACGAGGACGGCGAGGTCATGGTGCTTCCGGTCACGGGTGTCACGCTCGACCGCATCGGGCCGATCCCGGCGCAGGTGGACGAGGAAGGCGTGATCGTGCGCCCCGGCGACAACCGCTACCACGCAAACATCCGCGTGTCTTTCGAGTTGACGAAGGCGCAGGAGGACGAGTTGCCGACGTTTGAGCCGATTCCGACTATCCCGTATCGCGTGTTCATCTAAAGCCATGACAATCGAAAAGACGAACATCAAGGTGAGCCTGTCCACGGCGAATTGGATCGCGCTCTGCGCGATTGCCCTCACGCTCGTCGGAATGCTCCTTCCCGCGTACCTCAATCACGACCGCCTGCTGATGCAGGTCGTGACGAATCAGGACAGCATCAGCAAGCGCCTCGACAAGATCGAGGAGAAACTGGAAAGGCACGACCGATGAGCGACATCCTCAAGAACTCGTCTTGGAAGACCACTGGCGCTGGCATTGCGGCGATCCTCGTCGCGATCGGCGCTGTTCTCACCTCCCTGACCGACAACGACCCGCTGACCGTCCCGGACTGGGGTTCGCTGGCCGCTGCGTGCATTGCTGGCGTCGGGCTGATCTTCGCCAAGGACAACAAGAAGGCCGAGTGACGTGTATGACCTCGTCAGAGCCATCGTCATGTCGCTGCTGCAGTGGGCGCACTCCGTTCTTCCCAGACGAGGTTCGGGGGTTGACGCTCCTGCTGATCCTTCTGTGCTTCGTCGCGGTGGCTCTCGCATTCGCGACTGGCTGCACGCGCACGGTGCTGGTAAGCGAGAGCAGCCCGATCAGGATGGGGCCGCAGGTGCGGGGCAAGGTGTACGTCAAGACGGCTGACGGCTGGCAGTTGGGCGACAACGAGGTTCGCATCCCTGAAGGCTGGTACTGCGTGCCGCCTTCGTTCGTGGAAGAGGACAAGTAATGGCGATCAAGTTGCAGATCCGTCGCGGCACCGCGTCCAACTGGACGAGTTCCAACCCGACTCTTGAGTCCGGTGAGATCGGCTTTGAAACCGACACCGGGAACGTCAAGATCGGTGACGCGACGACCGCGTGGACTTCGCTCGGCTACGTCTCCAGCACCTACCCGCAGGTTGCCGTGTCCGGCACGGACATCAACGCAGCCGGGTACAGCGTGCAGGGTCGGTATGCGATCGCCACGACGGTCACGTCGAATGTTCCTGCCGGATGGACGGCGTTGACCGACGGCCCCGGCGTCCTGCACGTCACCAAGTTGTCAGGCGGCACGATCGCGCAGTTGCTCGTCTCGACCAAGACGCAGAAGGCGTTCGCGCGCGGCTACGACGGCAGCGCGTGGACGACGTGGGTGGCGGTAAGCCAGTATGCGGGGAGCATCACGGTCACGGAACTTGCCAACGACGCCGTCGAGACAGCAAAGATCAAGAGCGCGACCGGAACGAGCGACGGTGTCACCGACGCGAAGTTGCGTCAATCGACCGCGCTGACCGTCATCGGTCGCTCCGCGAACTCGACTGGCGCTCCTGCCGACATTGCCGCAGGAACCGACGGCCATGTCCTTCGCCGCGCCGGAACTGCGCTCGGATTCGGGACGCTTGCTTCCGGAGCGTTCGATGCCAACACTGACGTTCCGCTGTCCGCCCTTGCGAACATTGCAACTGCGCGACTTATCGGCAACAACACCGGAAGTTCCGCGGCTCCGATCGAACTGACCGCGGCGCAGGTCAAGACCCTGCTGGCCTATGGCTCGATGGCAGATGAGACGAAGACAAACTACCTGAACAGGTTCGACAACACGCAGGCTGGCGCGCTCGTCCTTGCCGTGTTCACCGGGTCGCTTACCAGCGAACTGATCGGAAGCGGCGCAATTACCACGTCTACTACGGGATTTAGTGTTGGCTTTCCTGCGGCTATTTCGTACCAGTCAATCGCTGGAACATTCGCTACCAACGCGCAGCACGTCTACTCGACCAGCGGAACATACAACGGTCTTCTGCTTCGGCTGTCCGGACAGACCAACACCCTGTTCATCGGCATTCGTTCCTGATGCCATACTCCCCGGTCACACTCCCGTATCGCGGCGTCAGCGTGGATTCCTCGTATTCCGCGCTGCCTCCGGGCTTCACCGCGCAGGCGATGAACGTGATCCCCTACGACGCCTACAAGGGGAAGTTGCGGCTCGGGCAGCGCAGGCCGCTTCTCGGGGCGTACCAGTTCAACACCAGCCCGACGGCTGCGATCCGCGAGGTGCAGGTGATCCTGCGCGCGGATGCATACGTCAGCAGCACGCTGACCCAGAGGTGCATCGTTGTTGCTGGCGGAGAGGTCTACGTCATCGACAACGGTGGCACTGCGACACTATGCACACGCGGTGCTGGCATCAACGCCATGAAGTCGTCGGGCCATATTGGCGCGGCTGTGTTCGGGCAGTACTGCTACTTTGCGGACGGCGAGTTCTATCGGAAGGTTGACATCACTTCTGCGACTCCGGCAGTCTTGGATTGGACGCACGCAAACGGCCCGTACAACTACATCGGCAGCGGTGCAGATCGAGCGACGTTGCTTGTCCGATTCGGCGGTCGTCTTGCCATGTCCGGACTGAAGTCCGCTCCGAACAACTGGTTCCTGTGCCATATCAACGACCCGGACGACTGGCATCCGAGTGCTGGCAACATACATGACGCTGTTAATGGCGTGTCCTCGACTCGATTCGGCGTTCCCGGTGAGCCGATCGTCGCGCTCGTCCCTGTTGGCGAGAGCGGCCTGTTGTTCGCTGGACGGCACACGATGACATACCTCACTGCCGACCCGGTGGTGACGGACGCGCGGCTGATCGAACTGTCGCGTTCGGTCGGCATCGTGTCCGAGCGTGCGTGGTGCGCTTCAGACGCGCAGACGATCTACATGATGGCGCAGGACGGTCTGTACCGCGTCCAGCCGAACGACTTTCAGGTGACGAAGAGCGGTCGCATCACGAGCGGTCGCCTCGACACCTTCTTCCAGCAGCAGAAGTTCGACGCCCTGAACTGCGTGCTTGGCTACGACGCGGAGGCGCAGAACGTCTACTGCATGATGTCGCGCACCGACCTCCCGGCAAGCAGCGTCCACCTGCTCTACAGTCAGGCGACGGACGCCTTCTGGCCGATCCAGACCGGGTGGCCTGCGTTCCATGCCCCGACGTGCTGCGGAGACTTTCCGTTCGGTGACTCCCGCGCTCCCATCCTTGCCTTCGGCAGCGAGGACGGCTACATCGGTTGGTTCGACCGCGACCTCGTCTCCGGCGTGGACGGTCAGGCGGCGGTCGGCTACAAGGTGATCAGCGACTTCACCGTGGACAACACGGAGGCGGCGGCGCAGAAGATCACGAGCAGCCTGACGTTCGGCCCCGTGCTTCAGCCGACGCTCGGGCAGGTGATGATGAAGGACGTTCGCATCGAACTGACGATGGACGAGCCGATCGAGGAGTCTGCGTTCAACACTCCTGTTGAGCGTCTGTCCGGCCCGTTTGCATCGATCCTGTCCGGTCAGACAGCCGAGGAGGCGATCGGAGAGAACATCACCTCCGTGACCGTGACCGAGGATCCCGACTTCCCGGAGGTTCTGGTGGACGCTGGGAACCAGCCTGCGACCGGGAATCCGACGTTCACGACCACCTACGACTGTGGCGTCTACAACACCTCGTGGTCTACGGCGACGGACAAGGCGCTTGACCTGTTCTACGAGACGGAGATCGCCGGGACGTACCTGACCTCCGACACCCTGATCACCGACCCGACCGGGCGTACCTACTTCAAGCAGATCAATCGGGTCTACAACGTGGCTGGTGCCTCGACGGACTGGAAAATCCAGCACACGACCGACCCGAATGCGACCATGATGTCCCGCGACGAGACGCTTCCCGGCACGTCGGCTGACACTCCCGGCGGAACCTACGTCTATGCGTCGGCGCAGAAGTCTGCCGGGTTCGCCCTTCCTTCGGACATCACGTCCCCGCGCTACACGGTCAGCAGCGCGACCTACGACAACACCAACCAGAACCCGCTCGGGACGCTGCTTCCCGGCAGGAACGACGCTTTCCGGTGCCGGATCCGCGATCAGGCGGCGTATGTGCGAATCGAAAGCCTTGGCGTACCTTGGGCTATCGAGCGCATGGCCGTGCTGGTCGAGCCTTACGGCCACACCAAGAACGTGAAGGGAACCTACTGATGGGCCTGTTCAGCAACCTGTTCGGAGGCGAAACCGACTACACCGCTGCGATCAAGCAGATGGAGAAGGGTTACGCCGGAGCGCGTCGGTACGCGAACGTCGAGTACGGGAAGATCATCGACAACTTCCTAAAGGAGCGGACGACGAACGCCGCCGTGTACTCGCAGGCGTACAACAGCGCCGTCAAGCAGTACGGCGACGTGATGGCGCAGTCCCGCGCCGCGTTCGCTGCCGCTGGCAAGGAGGCGTACAAGACGCTTGAGTCCGGACGAGATGCCACGCTTGGCCTGCTGAAGCAGCAGACGGATCTCGCCGTCGCGCGCCAGCAGTTGAGCGGGATGCTGACCGGGCTTTCCAACACCACGTTCGGGCAGGCTGCGGTGAACGCCGTCGCCGCGCAGGGCGCACTTCAGGCAGGTGCGGTGCAGGAGCAGTACGCGCAGACCCTCGCGTCCGCGCAGATGGCGCAGGCGTCTGCCCTTGCCGGAATGGAACAGCAGGCCGCGCAGAGCCTGTTCAGTGCCGGACTCGGCAGCGCGCAGTACCAGAGCGGCCAGTACCAGCAGTACACGGCTGCGGCGCAGGCTGCTCGTGCGGCGCAGATGCAGCAGAACATCGGCCTGATGACGCGCCCGATCGAGAATCGCTACTCGGCGGCGACGCAGAAGGCCATGATGGACATGGCCTCCGGCAACGCGCTCGGCGGCGCGCTGCTCGGTGCAGGCATCGGCGCGATTGCCGAGGGAATCGGTGGCGGCGTCGGTCAGGCTCTTTCGCCGTTCGGTCAGGCATTCGGAGGACAGCGGTAATGAGCAGTTTCATGGCAAACGTCGGTCTTCGTTCCGCGATGCAGACGCTTCCGCAGGTTCAGCCGAAGGAGGCGTCCGGGTGGGACAACTTCCTGTCCGGCGCCGGGCGCGTCGGCGGCAGTTTCCTGATGGGACTTGCCGGAGGCTTGCAGAACTACAACCCGAACAACCCGTACAGTTCGTTCGGCGCGGCCATCACTGCCGCGACTCCCGGTCTTCAGGTCGCCCTCGCGCGTCCTGCCGCGGAGGCGCGTGCGGAGTTCGGTCGTGAGCAGGAGCGGCTGTCCACGCTGTCGAAGGAAGCGACCGCGGAGGAGATCGCGCAGGGTCAGGCGTCCCGCGCGTCGGTGATGTCCGAGGGTCTTGGCAACGTCAAGATGACCGACATCGCGGCAGGCATCTCGCAGCCCGTGAAGCAGAAGGAACCCTACGACTTCAACGTCGGGATGTTCCCGTCGATCATGCAGCAGGAGGCGCCGCCGAGCGCGTCCGGTCGCGTCCGCAACCTGATGCTGGGGATTCAGCGATGAGCGCAATGCCGAACATGCCGGAGCCGACCGACTTCAGCCAGCAGCCTCCGCTCACGCTGAACGAGGGGTTCCAGCGTCCCGTCGAGGAGAAGCAGGTCGATGTCCTCGACGACGACGAGATGCTTCGCAAGGCGGCGATGGATCCGCGAGGAAGCAAGGAGATCGCGCCCTACGGCTCCTACGAGGCCGTTGATCAGGCGCTCTCGAACGGCTACTACACGGGTCTGGAGGCGATGGACTTCGGCACCCTTCCGGACGGTACGCCCGCCGCGCTGTTCACCGACAAGAACGGGCAGCGTCAGGCGATCCGGATGACGAACGAGCAGTGGTTCGCCGCGATGCAGCAGCGCGCGGAGGGCCGAATCTCGATGGCGCAGCAGATGCGCCGCACCCGCGACGCGAAGCGGCTTCAGGCTCCCGTCGCGCAGATGGCGAAGGAACTGGAGGCTTATGCCCCCGGCTTGAGCGAGTTCGCGTCGATCGGTCTTGAGCGCGACCCGATGGGGACGTACTCGACCATCCAGCGGTTCTACGACCGTGCCACCGCAGGCGACCGCGAGGCGATCGCGGAGATGCGGCAGATGGCCGACAGGACGCAACTTGAGGTGTCGCAGTCACTTGCGGACAACTGGGCCGTCCAGACCAACGAGCAGTACGCGCTCATGCAGCGCGGCTTCGTGGAGAACGAATCGATCCCGGAGGAGATCCGGGCGCAGCGGGTGCAGGAGATCAAGCGGTGGCAAATGAACACCAACCGCTTCGCACTGCTTGCCCCGCCCGCTGCCGGGATCAAGCGGATGGCGAGTTTCCCGTCCTACTACTTCAGCCAGTCGAACCCCGGCGCGCTTGATGACCTTGCCGACATGGCGATTCAGCAGGTCGGGTACGACAGCATCATGGGCATTGCCCCGCAGCAGCGGATTCCCCTGCTGTTGCAGGAGGCGCAGCGCCTGACCCGCAACATCGGGTGGACGATGCCGTACAACGCAGCCGACATCGACATTGTCAGCCAGACTCTGGCAAGTCGGCTTGCGCGCGCCCCCCGGTTCCAGATCCAGCCGCAGGATCAGATCGGCCAGATGTCCCCGTACTCGCAGGCGGGCATCCGCGGCGGGGTGTCGGAGATGCGCCGCGGTCAGGCGCAGGAGCAGTACCAGCAGGATCTTGAGCAGGCCAAGTTGCAGCGTGAGCAGGCGATGGGCGAGCGGACGATGCAGGAAGGCCGCAGGGCGGGCGCACAGGCGACCGTGAGCGAAGAGGAGGCCCGTCTGCTCCGTGAGGGAACCGAAGGCTCTACGGGCGCTCCTAGCGCCCCTGCGCGGGGTGCTGGCGCCCCTGCCGCCGCAGGCACCATGCCTGCCCAGTTGCGGATGCAGTTGCAGGACGCCGGGATTCAGATTCCGGAGGGTGTGGATCCCATGTCGTTCCTCGCGGATACTGCCGAACAGTTGGCCGCTTCGACCAACCCAACCGACCGGGCGCGCCTCGGGATCATCTACCGAATCGCGGCACAACTCCGAAACCGATAACCAATGTCAACCTTCGACTCCGCGTTTGACCGTATCAAGAACGCCGCCTCTTCCGCTGGTCTTGACACGGGCGGCGCGGTTTCAGATCCGTTTGAAAGGATTGCCAAGGCGGCGGCATCGGCGCAGCCGGGTGCTGCTCCGGGCGCGGCGGCGGGGGAGCAGGATCTTCAGCGGATCGCGGCGGCGGACTATCAGAACGAGTTGGTGATCCCGGAAGTGCTTCCGATGCTTCCGGAGGCGCTGCGGTTCCCTTCGATTCAGGCGGAACCGAGGGAAGTCGAGCGCGGACTCCGCCAGACTATGGCGCAGGCTGCGCAGGCAATCGCCACTCCCGGCCTGCGGGCCAAGTTCTTCGAGTCGGTTCTCGACCCGTGGTTCGCCGTTGCCGCGCCCTATGCGCGCCCGATTGCTCCCGTCATGGGTCGTCTGGCATCGCAGGCTCTGGAGCCGTCCGGCTCGGGGCTGACCGTTGACGACCTGCGGACGGAGCAGATCGCCGCCCGCGGTGCTGCCGAGGGCATGGCGGCTGGTCAGCAGCAGGGCGTAACGGGCGACGTTGCCCGTGCCATCGGCCAGACGCTGCCGCAGTTCGCCGGGGTCGCCGGGGCGATCGCCACTGGCGGTGCCGGGCTTCCAGTGGTCGCGGCCAACATTGCGTCGCAGGCGACCCTCCCGCTGTCGGCATGGACTGGCGGGCAGTTGGCGTACCTCGACGAGATCGACGCCAAGCGTGCGCAGGAGGCACTGGACGGCAAGGAACTGTCGCAGTACAGCGTGGACGAGATGCAGCGCCGCGCGACGGCGTCGGCCATGATCCAGACCGGGACGGAAGTCATCGGCGCAGGAGTTGCCGGGCGTGCCATCGGGACGATCGGCGCGAAGATGGTCAGCAGCAAGGTCGGGCGGTCTGCGCTTGGCGCGCTGTCGGAGCGCGGTGCGCCCATCGTGCAGAAGGCGATGGCAAGCAAGGCCGGGCAGGCTGGCGCGGAGGCGTTTGCGCGCGTGTCGCAGGGGACGATGCGGTTCCGGAACGGGTTCTTCGGTGATGCGGCGAGGCTTGTCGCCACGTCTGCCGCCGAGGAAGGTGCCGAAGAACTTGGAGCAGCGATCCTCGAAGCCCCGTTCACCGAGGCTCCGCTGTCCAAGGATCTGTCCGACGGCCTGTACAGCGCCTTCATCGGCAGTGTCGCCGGAGGCATCGGCGGCGGCGTCGGCGTGACCGGGGCAGTCGCTGGTCGTGCCATCAAGAACAGGCAGGACGCATTCCGCCCGGAGACGGACGCGGAGATCCGCCTGCGTCAACTGCACTCCGACGCCATGAAGGCTCGGACGAACTGGACGGAGGAACTGGACGACACGCAGCAGGCCGAGGTTGCTGTCGCGCTGAACAACCTGAACGGAATGAATCAGGAGGAGCGCGGCATCTTCCTGCGGGAACTGTCTGATAGGCGTGCGCAGATCCGAGCCAAGGTCGAGTCGCTGCTTGCCCACCGTCAGGATCTCGACGCTGCACTCGCGCCCGCGCTGGAGTCGCAGCGGACGTTCGAGGCCGGAGCGCAGAACCGCGAGGCGCAGCAGGCAGTGATCGCGGAGGCGCAGGCCGCGCTCGACAGGGCGGAGGCCGACTATCAGGCAGCGCGCGATGCGCTTGCCGAGATGCAACTTGCGCAGGAGCAGGCTGGCGTTCCGCGCGTTGCCCGCCGTGGTCGCAAGATCGTCACCCCGGCGCAGCGGCAGCAGGCGGTCACGGATGCGCAGGCTCTCGTCAACGAGGCCACGCGGGCGTTGCAGTCCGCCCGTGCGGACGCCGACGTTGCGGTCGGACTCGAACTGTCGCCCGGCCAGTCCATCGACCCGACCGAGGCGGTGGACGACATCCGCCGTCAGGTCGAGGAGACGGACGCGGAACTGCGGATGCTGACGAACGACCACATGATCGCCAACGCGACATACGCGGCGGTGTCGGAGAAGTTGTCCGACATGCCGATGGATGTCATGCAGCGCCAGAGCGACGAGGTTCTGTCCAACCTCGGCAGAAGCGTCGGCGTGGACATCAAGCCTGTCAAGGCTCCGAAGACTGGCGGTCGTATCCAGCGCGAGATGGAGGCTCTTGGCATCAAGGTCGTGTGGTTCAGGCCGTCGAGCAAGAAGTTCAACAGCCCCGGCTTCCACACGCTGGAGACTCGCGGGACGATCTACCTCAACGCCGACGCCAACATGTCGAGCGTGCGCGCCAAGGCGTATGAAGAGGTGTTCCACGACATCCAGATGTTCCGTCCGGAGATCGCGCAGGCGTACTCGCAGCAGGTCGGCCTTGCCCCGATCTACGCCGCGGGCGCGCAGTACGCGGAAGGACAGGCGGAGTCCGCTGCCAAGGGTCGTGCCGACGCCTTTGCCCGCATTCAGGCAGCGGTCGCCGCTGCCGGGATCGAGGGCGTGGACGTTGAGGTTCCTGCCGCCGTCAGTCGCATCGGCGCGGCACGTCTTGAGCAGGAGGGCGAGGCAAATGCGTTCGGCCCGACCGCTGCCCGTGTCGGTGGACGCGGCGTCCTGTCTCCTCTCGTTCGTTTCGCAGCCCGCCGCGGTCTGATGGGTCGCGAGGTCGCGGGCGCGATGTCGGTGATCGACGCCGTTGCCCGTGCCGCTGCCGTCGAGAAGGCCGCTGGCGTGAAGCCGGACGCGACACTGTCACCGCTTGGCCGGACGCTGCTGTGGATGGAGGACATGAGCGTCGATATCCCTGCGGAAATCGAGCAAGCATCGCAGCCGGAGGCAGAACAGGCGCAGCCCGCCGCTCCGCAGGCACCGCAGCCGCAGCCCGCCGGAGTGTCGATGGCGCGCGAACCGCGCCCGCTGTCGTCATTTACTCCCGAGTGGCGCGAGTGGTTCGGTGACAGCAAGGTCGTGGACGATCAGGGACGACCGCTGGTTGTGTACCACGGGACAAATGCTCAATTTGATGCCTTTGCTCCAACGTCGCAATCAGTAAACGAAACCACTTTCGGGCCAGTTGAAGTCGAGCGTACTGGCATCTTTTTCAGCAACAATCCGCAGTTTGCTTCGCAGTACGGGAACAGCATTATCCCGTCATATTTGGCGATGCAAAATCCTGCGACTGTCACGAGAAATTTGGTGCTTGAATTTGCAGACACCATTGATGCGTTTGGTGCCGACCGAGACTTGTGGATCGCTGCAAAGAACAGCAGCGGATGGCGATTGTTCGATGACGAACTTGGCAGACGGTTCGTCGCGTTCTTGAAGAATCGCGGTTATGACGGTGCAATTTTCGATGAGGACTTGGTAATCAACGGAGAAAGCATCGAAAGCACCACATATGTTGCATTCGATTCTAACCAAGCAAAGTCCGTCTTCAACGAGCGCCCCACCTCCGCGCCCGGCATCAGCATGTCCCGCGCCTCCGACTCCGACTACCTTGCGGCGGTCGAGCGCGGCGACATGGCGACGGCGCAGCGCATGGTTGACGAGGCGGCGCGAACCGCGGGTTATACGGTTCGTGGAGTTCACGGTGTTGCATCCGGAAAACTTGAAGGCGGCGCATTTGCTCCTGAATTGCTTGGAACAAATACAGGAGCGCCAAGCGCGCGTATGGGATTCTTTTTTGGATCTAAAGAAACAGCAAAGTACTATGCGAGTAAGGGAGAACTAAATCCACTATCCGGTCGTGAATACGCCGACAAGTTCAAGGCACTTGCTAAAGAATTGTTGGACAAAACACCGCAACAGTATCGCGACAAATATCGCGAATGGGCAGGATCGTTTGCATACGAACTTGCAAGAGGAAACGATGCGTTTGTTCCTGAAAACGCCGGATATTCGGCGTTGACTAACTACGATTATTTTGAGTTGCTTGCGGATACTGGTCTTTATGTCAGGAATGATGTACTTGACTTCAAGATGCCGCAAGAAGAACATGATGCGCTGTTTGATTTCATTGATAACACTTGGCTACCAAAATGGTATGCGCTGGTGGAAGAAAGCGCGGCTGGAAGTATTCCGCCGGAAGCCTTGGTAAATGCGTATTTGAAAATGGAGAATCCATTCACTTACGATTTCAAGGGCGAGGCATATCGCGAGGAAAGTTACGCATCCATAATTGAAAACGCGAAAGCAAGCGGGCATGACTCCGTATTGCTTCTAAATACCTATGACGGGTCAGCAACTCCTGACGACATCAAGGTCGTATTTTTTCCAAGCCAAATCAAATCTGCCAACCCAGTCACCCGCGACGAGCAGGGCAACGTCATCCCGCTGTCAAAGCGTTTCGACGTTACGACGCCGCTCATCTCGTTCTCCCGCGAAGGCGATGCCGAAGCGGCCAGCCTGCGCGAACAGATCGCCGTGCTTCAGCGCCAGATCCGCGACGTGCAGAACGTCACCGCGGCGCAGCGCACCAACGCCATCCGCGAGGTTCGTATCCTCGAACGCCGCCTTCTGACTGCGGAGCGCGTCGCGGAGCAGAAGACGTTGCAGGCGACACGCGCCAAGATGCGCGTGGAACTGGAGCGCGAGGCGGCGAAGGAGGACATGGCCGCTGCTGACGCGCAGATCGCCAAGTTGCAGACCCGTCTCGACTCCGCCAAGGCGTCCGTCGAGTCGCTGAAGCAGGAACTCGGGTCGCTGCGGCGCGGCGAGAACCTTGAGCAGCGCCTTGCTGACGCGGAGGAGACGGCGCAGCGCGCCATCGACTTCGCTTATGCCATCGGTCGTCGCGAGGGCTTGGTATCCGGGCAGGTGGCCGGGCAGAAGCAGGAGCGCCGTGTCGTTCGCAAACTGTCGGAGCGGCTTGCCATCGTGGAGGAGCGGCTGAACACCGCCGTGCCTGCTCTTCGCGAGGCTCGTCGGCAGATCAAGCAGGACGCTGCGGCTGCGCAGCGCGCGATCAACTTCGCCTACGGCATGGGACTCGCGAAGGGTCGCGTGCAAGGCGTGATGGAGGGTCGTCGGCAGGTTCTGAAGCGGATGGCGCAGCGCGAGGACACGCTCCAGCGGCAGTTGTTCGAGTTGCGCGAGATGTCGCGGATGCGCGCCGACCAGAAGGAGCAGGTGGCAGACGCCGTGCGCCGGATCGCTGCCGACGCGGCGAAGATGCTGCCAGTCGCGCAGCGCGGCGTGCTTGCTATCAAGATAGCAAACGCAAAGACTCTGGCGCAGGCCAACCGGATCGCAGTGGATGCCGTCAAGCAGGCCGCGGACGCGGAGGTTGCCGACACCATCAAGGAGATCAAGGCGCTTCGCAAGAGGCTCGGCAGGCGCGGCATGACCTACACGACGAGAACGCGCGTTGAGGCGCTTCTCGCGCAGGCAGAGGCCGGACTGAAGACGACGAGCGGTCAGCGGCTTCGTGCTGCCGTGCAGGCGCAGCGCGGAGCGACCCCGGTGCTGGTGAATGCCGTGGACATGTACTCCGCGGTGGTCGATGCTGCGGCTCTTGTCGAACAGGCTGGGTTGCTGCACTCCCTTGACAGGCAGCAGTACCTCGCGCAGCGTGCGGCTCGAATCGCGCGCTATGACGCGCTGCGTCAGGACATGCTGAACAACATGTCCGGTCGCCCGACGCTTGCGGAAGCAGATCGCGCCGACAAGGCCGCGACGATCCCGTTCTACCGCCGGGTCGGACGCGCAAACAGCGACATCTACACGATGATGCTGGAACTGGAGGGATCGGACGCCGGGGTGCTGAACAACCTGCTCGTCTCCGCGCAGGCTGGCAAGGGAGAGGCATCGCTCGAACACGCCTCGATCCTCCGGCAGATCGTTCCCGCGCTTCAGGCGGCTGGCTACACGAGCATCGACGACTACGCGCTGAAGAACGGGCTGCTCGGTGAGGCTTCCGCCAACCTGCGGACTGTTCGGATGGGCGGTCAGGACGTGACGCTCCCGGTCGGGACGATCCTGTCCGTCGCGGCGATGGACGACGAGACGCTTGCGCTGTTCCCGGACACGCCCGGCACCGCCGGGCAGGGAATCACCTTCGCTGGCGCGGAGACGACCAAGACGTTCTACCCGAGCCGTCAGGACATCGAGGCAATCCGTTCCGGCCTGTCCGCGCAGGAACGTGGGATCGTGGACGCGATGAAGACCGTCCTCGAAACGCAGATCCGCGACCGCGTAATGGACGCCGTGTTCGCGGTCGAGGGCGACCAGCCTCCGGTGGTGCAGAACTACTGGCCTCGCGTCCGTCTCTCGAAGCAGAAGGGCGACGCAAGCAACCTGAACGCCACCGCCGGAAACCTCGTGCGCGGCGCGCTGACGAACGTCGGGTTCGCGCAGGCTCGAACCGGGGGAACGGAGCCGCTGATCTACCGGGATGCGTTCCAGACATGGGAGCGGCACGTTCAGGTCGCGCTCGACATGATCCACATGGCGCAGCCCTATCGCGATGCTGCGACCGTGCTTACTGATCCTGCCGTGGTGGCCGGGATCGACAGGCAGTTCGGCAACGGAACGGCGGAGATGGTTCTCGCCGTGTTCTCGAACGGCGTCGGAGCCACAGCGCGCAGCAACCCGACGATCATCGACAAGTTGACCAACAACGTGACCGGGGCAGTCCTCGCGCTGCGTCCGCGCACGCTTGCAAAGGTTCTCGTCGGCGGTCAGATGCGTCTCGCAAGCGAGATCCCGCTCGGCTACTGGTCGAAGGGAGTCGCCCGTGCAGCGTCTCGCCTGCGCAACCCGCTTGCGTGGGATGCCCGCGTCGAGGAGATTCACTCGCTCAACGGGTACTTCAGCCGTCGGCACCAGATGCACATGCGGTCGATCATCAGCGGTTCACTGTCCGATGCCGACCGTGTCCGCATCTCCACGGCGTGGAACTCGATGATCGACTCTTTCCGCGCGGCAGGCCAGAACCTCGCCGCCGCGCAGTTGACGGATGCGGCGGGTCGGTTCAAGGACGCAAGCAACGGCGCGAACATGATGATTGCGTCCGTGGTGGACATGCTCCGCTACATGGACGAGCAGATCATGCTTGCCGCTGTCGAGGCTCGTCTCGCGGAGATCGAGGACGAGGGCATCCTGACCGGGCAGGACGCGCTGCGCGAGGCCGCGCTCCGCGCCGAGCGTGACTTCCGCCGCACGCAAAACGCAAGCGACGAGTTCGACGACAGCCTGCTGTCGGCATACAACCGCGTCAAGGGCGCTTCCGGCTGGCGGATCTTCTTCCCGTTCAGCAGCGACCCGGTCAAGGCGCGCAACCAGATCCGGCGCGCGTTCATCTCCGGCGACAGGCGTCTGGAGACTGGACTCGCGATCGGCGCGAACATGGCGGCAAGCACCATCATCGGCGCGGCATCGCTTGCGACCACCGGATACCTCGTCTCGCTCGTCGCCGGGCTGTTCGGCGGGGACGGGCCGAGCGACGAGGAGGAGAAGGAGGCGATGGAGGCAGCGAAGCGACTGCCCGTCGGCGTTCTGAACGAGGCAATGTCCTCCACGCTCGGCTACCTAGGCATCGTCCTCGGGTGGGTCACGAGCGCGATCGAGTTCCGGCGCGCCCCGTTCACCCCTATCGCAGTTCGTCCGGTCGAGCAGGTGATCCGAGAGGCGACTGGCCCGAAGCCGATCCCGGAGCGCGTCGTCGCTGCGCTCCTCGCGGCCTCGCAGTTCGCCGGATTCCCGATGTACGGCCTGTACCAGTTCGTCCGGGACTTCATGCCGAAGCCGGAGCGCGAGAAGTCATCCACCACCAAGGAGCCGCAGTCACCGCGAGACAGGCTCATGGAGCGCATCGAGCGCCGAAGACGCGAGATCGAGCGCGCAAGGCAGGGCGGGGCGGCAGTGCGCTAGGCGAAGTCCTTCGCTCCGCCGCTCCGCTTCGCTTCGCCTACGGCTGCGCTGCGCGGCGGATGTTCGCAGGGGTAGTTCGACATACCCACCGCACCCATATTGGCGGAGTCCAAAGGTCTGTCCCGCCGTGGGTTGCGACGCGCAGGGCGTCAGGCTGCTTTGCAGCCCGACGGGTGAGTGAAGGAACACCATGACCCCATGCGATGGAGTCACGGGAGATCAGCCCGACCGGAGCCGTGCGAGGTTTCCCTTGCCTGAATGTTTCACCATTTCGCTGGGTGGCACCAGCCGCTCCGCTTCAGGACGAGCGCGTCTCTCGACGGCGTGCGCTAGGGTCAGATCGCACGTCTTGAACCACTTTCCACCTACCGCGGCGTGGAAATCTTCCGACAGTCTTGACCCGCAGGTCTGACGCGCTAGACTGTGAGCGCGCTTTGGTTTCGCAGCCCGCATAGTACTGCTCCATCCCGGTACGGTGCAAGCGCAAAGTCGGAATTGGGGCGGAGTTTCTTGACTCCGCCCCAAAACCGACTAGATTGATGCCGCCCGGCAGGATTCTCTGACGAGATGCCCCGCGTGTAGCGGAGTCATGCGTCCTGCACGGGCTTTGACAGCCCCCGGAAGCAGCCCCCGCAGGCTTCGTGCCGCGGGGGCTGTTTGTTTGGCGATCCGGTGGCCGTACCGTGACGGCATGGAACTGCCTTGGACGGTGAC